CAAAAGAGCCTCTCGGTCACCTGCTAGTAGCATTCCCAACGTTTCTTTGTCTGCAGGCTTACCACCAATAGACACAGTAGCTCGTTCTAGGATTAACATCAATGCTTTTCCTGGTTCTGAAAGCTTAACGATAGCTTCTTCGTCAGCTCCGGTTAATTCTCTAACTTCAGCGGTAGTAACTAGTTGATCATCCATAGGGTCATAAAATCCCCCAGGTAGCTCAATGTTTGTGTCGGGAAGCGATGGGATCGTAATAACTGGTGTAGACCCCACCGCTTCTTCGACAACTACTGCTGATAAAGATTGCGCTATTTTATTTGCCAATGCCGGATTTTCTGCGGCATTTATAGTACTTGTACTCATGTTATATACCCTTTGTTAGTTATGACTGATTAGTGTTTTCTGAACCCTGGATTGCGCCAGTTGTGTTAAATAGTGCTGCTGAAGCTGTGTAGTTTTCTGCGTATGTAGCGTCCCAACCTTCATGAACTACAGTCATTTCTTCAACCATTAGGCTGTTGCCTCCGGCATCTAAATTGCTATAGGAAAGGTTAGTAATCCACGCATTGTATATGCGGAAACGTAGAGCTACGTGTGGATCGGCAGCTGTACCGGCTTTGGTACCTGCTGGTGCTTCTACTGTAAGGCCTGAAGCATTTGGATGGCTTAGAACCTTAATATCGATGTCACAACGGAAATCCGCTCCAACACCTGCAGTTGCGCCTGCACTAATTACTGAAAATAGACGACGCATCCACTTATAGTTTTGTGAGTTTTCTAGCATCACACCGCGGCTAAATGTAACCGGGCTGAATGAAGTTTGACCAGGAAGCTGGTGAACAGTTGTGTTGTAGCCACCTTCACGGTACTGAATTGATTCTGTTGCTACTGTTAAACCAGAAACAGACGTAAAACCCATTTTGGCATCAAATGACCAGGTTGGGGTTGCGGTACCTGAAGGGGGTAGAAATTCCACCAGGAACCGGAAATTACGTACTGGATCGGTTGCTAACGTAGATAATACGTTAGTAAATGCATTAGCCATTTTTTGTTATCTCCTTACGCCGTAGCGCTTCCGGTGATCTGCCCAATGCTGATCACGATGAACTCTGCTGGGTACTCCACAGCTACGCCAATTTCAATATTAACTCGGCCAGTAAGAATCTGCTGGGGAGTATTATTTGAGCTGTCGCATTTTACATAATAAGCTGCTGCTGGGGTAGCTCCTCGTAGACCGCCTTGTGACCAGTAGTCACGAAGAAAGTTACCTAAAGAAGTACGGATTTGGTTCCAGAGACGCTCACTATTGTTCTCAAAGACTGCGAAAGTACTGCGATCAGTCATTTCTTTCTTTAAGAAAATCATTGAACGGCGAACGTTAATGTAACGCTCACCTGGGGTGTTATTCATAGTACGACCACCCATGATTACTACACCTGCACCAGGAACGTTACGAATAGCGTTTACTGGAGCTGAGGCAACGTTTAGGGAGTCTAGCTCTGAGTTTGTTAGCGTACGCTCTAGAGCTACAGCGTTTGCAATACGTGTTCCAAAACCTGCTGGTGTCTTAAACACTCCGCGAGTAGCGTCAGTGTCTAAGTACTTGCCCATTGCGGCAGGTCCAGGAGGAAGGATACGAGTTGCTGCAGTAGCAGCGCTTAGTTGATCTGGAATTACTATCCATGGGAAGTATGTAGCTGTGTTGCCACCGTCTCCGGAAGCAGAAAATGCTGTTTTAACTTCTCCAGCATAAGTGATGGCTTCAGCGGCGGTTAATCCTGCTGGAGGATCAACAATTGCAAAAGCATCTCCTCGAGCTTCGGCATATGCGGCTACGTCACCTTGTAGAGCAATTGCAGCTGTACGAGCTGAGTTATCTCCACCGGATGCAAATGCATAAGCAGCGTCTGCGTTATTGATTAAGAGAGGGACGTTGATAGTATCAAAAGTAGATAGCGCAGTTGAGAAGTTACCACGAGTAGGGGTAGAACCGTTTGCACCACTAGTAAACGCTCTTGCTGATGCTACTGCTGGTTGATTACTTGGAGAAGCAGTGGCAGAGTTTAGATTAGTTACTGTTACATAACTTGAGCTTGAGTTTACATAAGACACTACATAACGAGAGTTTGTACTAGACATACTCAAGTCACTGAATTGTTCTACGATGTTATCCCCATCAGAAATCGTAAGATTAAAGGTTGTAGCTGATGCAGAAGTTATATCTGCTTTTAGGGAATTTCCCCACGTACCTGGATTAGATGCGTTAAGGGTTAGGGTAGAAATAGGGGATGATGCACGGTCAACAAGAGTGACTGATGCAGCAGCAGCGCTGGAACCTACGACTCTTTTTACGTATACCTGACGTCCGCCGTTAGCGAAGAAGGCATAGAGAGCCCAGGTTGCTGGGTATGAATCTGATACTCCGCCAAATGTCTTTACAAAATCGTACCAGTTTGTAAGCAATACTGGTGCAGCTGTAGGACCTTTTGCAAATGTACCAACAAAAGCGCCACGAGATTGGCTAGTGTTGGCAGATTCAACTGTTTGAGGCAGGGCGACTTCATTAATGAAGACTCCTGGCCGGCTATATGTAGCCATCTGTTTTACTCCTTAGGTTGGGTTGGTTTTCTTTGGGTTACCTTATGATGGTGAATATATTGTGGCGAAATCATTAGACTGGCTAGTAAGCTGGACGTTGGTTTCTGTTACTTCGATCATTTGTTCAAGAACAACAGGCAAGATTTCAGCGCTAATTCTAACTGTGTAAGCATTAGAAAATAGACGTTTACCATTTTCGTCTGTCGTATCTTTTTTTGTAAAACCCAGAAAATCTAAACGGCGAACCGTTCTATCTTCCGGGACTATTATTGATCCATACCGTAAAGGTATGCGTTGTCCAGTAGCCATTTCTGCCATGATTTGTCGATCATGTCTAGGCTGACGTGCCCAGGTAGTGATCTGATAGTCAAGGTAGACTGGTATTGGGAACTCTGTCATGTACTGTTGAGTGGTATTAGCACCTTCTGGAAAATAAGGCATTTGGATTTCACCACGATGAGATCTTTCAAAATCTTCGTTATACCCAAGAAAATCTATGGTCATATATGGATAGGACTGTACGCGGATTTCTAGATCCGGTTGTCCAAACCATACGCCTACGGGGCGAGCAGAGTTGCCGCTGTCGGAGACAGTTACTCCGGTGAGCATTAATTTTAGGGCTTTATCTTCATTAAGAATAAAAGGCATTAGAACATCGCCTCCAGTATTCCCTGGGCGTATGCAGAATCATCGATGTTATTTAAAAATTTTCTTAGGACGTAGCTTGGCGGGGTTCCCTGGGTGCCATACTCAAGATCATTAACTTTAGAGGTTAGGTAGGGTGGGTAGTAGATAACGTGCTCATTATTATTATTAATAATAGAAAGGTTATTTACGACCTCGGTTGGCCAGCCAGCGTCAGAGCAGTATTTTTGTAGGGCAATTGTGGTTTTAAAGGTATCAAACCTAGCGCCCTCGTTTATAGAATTCTTAAGTATCTCCGCTAGTCTCATTTACGGCCCACGATTGCTTTAGAGATTAGACTTCCTGCAATCCAACCGGCTACCATTGAGCCAGCATGGAATTTGTCTAGACCTAAAACACCGCGGACGAATTGCTCTTTATCGGCTTCAGTTTCAGCACGAGCCATTCTATCAAGTAGATAAATCATAAAAAACCTCCAAAGGGAGAGATGCGGGGTCAAGCTGCAGGGTTCCGGATTGCTCCGGCGTTAAAAACAAGGATAAATGAAAAAGCCCCCTTACGGGGGCTAAGTCAATAATTCTTTTACATACCCTTTTTTCTTACCATACTTGCTTTCTTGGCCTTGCCTTTTGAGTCTTTCTTTTTGGAAAATTTCTTATTGGCTTCCTTTAGGGTCTTTTGACCGTGCTTGTTCATAGGCATTCCGCAGCCACAGGTAGCGCACATTACTTCTTCTTTGCCTTACATGCCTTGCAGGTACCACAAGTACAGGCTTTAGCCTTAGGCTTGCCCTTACCAAATCCTGGCTGACCTTTTTTCTTTCCACATCCACATGTTGCGCACATTATTTCTTACCTGCTTTCTTTTTCTTTTTTAGGCCCTTAAAATCTTCTCCGGTTATTTCGTTCTTGGGCTTGGCGACACCGGCAATTTTCTTTTGTTTTGGGGACAGCTTCTTAACCATTATTTTTTACCTTTCTTAGGTTTAGCAACTTTGTCTTTTCCTTTACCTGCAGGTACACAGTTTGGCACTTTTTTACCGCCTTTGGTCTTCATACCTACCTGTACGTACCCTTCCCAACAAGGACCTTGAGCAGCCATTACTTGCCCCCCTTATGTGGGTTTTTTCTATGCCAAGCTCTGGTAGCTCGTTCCCCGGCTTTAACGGTTTTAACTCCAGCTTTCTTGGTTAGGTTAATCTTATCATTTTTTCCAGCTTTAGCGCTAGGTGGGTGATCTACTACAACATCGCCCTTTTTAGTTTTCTTTATGGAGTGCTTTACTCCGCTAACTGTAATTTTAGCCATTGTCGGTCTCTTTCTTAAAGGTAAGTATCTTTAGGGCCGTGTGGTGAATATGTAGCGTATTGCTGAAATTGTGGGTCATTTATTAATTCTTCTGGGTTTACTTGATAGCAGTCTATATCAAACAAAGTGTAGTCGTCTGTAATAATTCCCTTTGGAAGCACTCTCTTAGGAGTAAACACTTGATTTTTAAAAACAATTCTATCGCGTAAATAGGCGTCTGGATTTGTAGGCAAGTACTGTAATTGAGGGATAGGTAGAGACTCCCCTCCCGATAAAGAAGAGCCGTCAATAACGTCCATGTTAATGGTAATGCTAAGTACGTCCGTGTTGTAGAAACCACGTTCATTTTGAACAGTTACGCCTTGGGTAAGGGTTGCGTTAATAACCGAAATAAGGTTAGGGCCTTCCCAACGTCGTCCCCCACCACTTCCTGAAAAACCTACATCGTAGATTGGGTCAATTACTGTGAGGTCGGCACGGTATAGCCACCACTCAATGTCATAACCAACGGTACGAACTATTTCTTTAGTGGTGCCCGAAATAATTGATGCCCGCTCATGGTTGATATTAAACCGACCGATTACTTGTTCTCCACGCATATACAGAGTTTACTTCCTACTAGGTTACTTGCCTGCCCTAATATGGGTGTATAAATAGTTAGGTCCCTCTGTAAAGTACCAATGATCTGGCTCGCAGAAGAAGAAAAACGCATTGCACACTAGGTTAGTTTCTGGGCTTGGGAACTCTTCCCGCCAATGCTCTTGGTCATTTCCGTACATAAATAAGGCATCATTTTCCATTAAGGTATACGGCTTATCCTCAACCAGGATGTCCCAAGGTTCTTTTTGAAATACGCATAAATCAATGTGGTAGGTGCAAGCGTTATCGTCCTTGTGTTTCCACAGCTTTGCCTCCTTACCCTCATAGGTACTCATCAAGCACCATGAAGGTTGCAGGGTAGGGCTCCCAAAGTACTCTCTAGCGATCTCTGTAAGCATGTGGTGAATGCGGGTTAGCTCCGGCTCTCCAAACCATTGATGACGACCAAAACTATGGTCATAGGTAGGTTTAGTAGCCCACAGGTTCATTGCATGCTTTTGAAAGTTTTTTAACTCTTCTGTTGGAAGAATGCTTTTTACAATAAAAGGTTCTTTAATAGTTACTGGGTAGTCCTCAGACACGGGGCTATTCCATTACCTTGGTAGCAGCCCACTTACCTATAGGACATTCTGCTAGAGCTAACTTTACTTTAAGATTCATAAAGCAACCACATTTTTTACATTGCTTTGTAAGTTTAATTAATTCTGGACAAGCTTTACAAATCTCATAGCGTTCACCAGCGATAGCATCTGTGGTTTTGTTGTCTGCTTGTAATAGGTCCCAAGGTCTAGTATCCCCAAGATTTTTTTTATATTCTTGCCACTTAGACATTAACTTTTCTCCCTAAATTCTCCGCCTACATACTCCCATCCCGGAGCAACCGCTGATGGGTACCTTGTTGGCTTACCATCCATATCATATATG